TGACTGAAGAACCTTAGAAGATCCAATACTGACAACCACTTTAGGGGTCAATTCACTATCATCAATCTCATCAAGTAGGTCTAGTGTTGCATCTACATCAAACTCGTGAGCATTCTGTCTAGTCCTTGTGCCATTAACATTAAATGGTACTATTGTAGGTGGTATGATTGAACCATTGTCAATCAACTCACTAGCAGTAACATTCTCTATTATTTCACCATAAATGCTAGGTATGTTCATACCTATGAAATTAGATCTAGTTCCATACTTAGGTGTTGCTGTGAAATAATAGTCCTTAGTTTGTTCTCTCTGACTAAACTCCTGAACAGCAGGAAAAAATGATTTAGTTGTGCTATTATGTGCTTCATCATAATATACTATGTCAACATCATCCAATACACATACCTTATGAAGTGAATGGTATGTTGTAAAGATTAGTATATTATTTGTATTGTTATCTACCCACTCTTGAATAACTTTAGGGTCAGTAGTATTCTTATACTCATTCTTACCACTATGGACGTGTAACACATCAGCATCAATCAATGATGTGAACTCAGTACATAGTTGTTGTGCCAATAGAATACGAGGTGCAACTACAACTATAGTCTGTGGTACTGGACTCTCTTCAAAATGCTTGATAGCGTGCTGTATCATTATCATTGTCTTACCACCACCAGTAGGCACAATGATCTGTCCTTTATCATTGTCACCCATTGCTTCGAGTGCTCTTTTCTGGTGTGGTCTTAGTGTGATACTCAAATGCCTTGCTTAACTGTATTAATCATACAGGCAAACAAGGCAAAATGCTAGTTATATGTGACAGTTACACGTTTGTCACTCTCTCTTGATAGAATATACTACCACCATACCCTATCATCTTATGTAACCACTCGTTACTGTCCTTTAGATATAGTTCAACTATAGACTCCTTGCCATCATTTGTAGTCCATACACGTTCATAGCAATGGTGATGTGAGTTGTATTCATATCCACCAGATAATAACTCTTCAATGAAATTGAGTTCGCTATCGGTTACGGTCATAATCGTAGTAATACTTAGAGTGCTCGATATCATCTATTATAGCAGTTCTTTGTATCTCTGCTCCTCCAGTCTGATTATCATAACAATCAGAGTCGAGTGCATCAAGATCTTTACCAACTCGTGTTTCAGTTCTGTATAGTATTTGTCTGAGATCATCTGATTTAAGCATTGTGTTAATACGTTTGAGTTGTTCCAACTCTTTCTCAAGGTTACGGATAACCTTATCAAGGTGTGTCATAATCATCCCTCGCTGCTTGAATGAATGCTTCAATTTGTTCATCAGTTGCTTTACTTAACCAACTCCAATGTGGGTCGTTAGGGTCAAACTCAAGAGCAACTTTACCATTGTCATCAACAGTAACCTTGAGTGATTCACCTGCTTTAGCGTCAGTCATACTACCTCTTCAAACCTCCAATGTGGGTCATCATTACCATCTGACCAAAACCAAAAGTCGTGATTGTGATTAGATGATAAGAATGTCCTACCATCTTCTCTACGATCTTCAATCGTTGCCATATTATTACTGTTCATTGCTTCAACGAACTGTAATTTAGCACGATCACTAATTGGTCTTACTTTCGCCAATTTCCTCAATGGTGGCATCATCAACCTCCTGTCTAATAGTATTGTAAATGTCAGAGTATTTAACTCCGTGGATATTCTCACTAGGTCGTTGTAACTCAAGTGGGAAGTGTTGTAAAGCAGTTAATAATGCTTCTGCTTCATTCTTTGATAGGTTAATGTTAACCCAAGGTACAATAACCTTACCATCAAACTCACTTTGTGTTGCATTTGGATTTGCTTTAATCATCATCTTTCTTCAATAGGTGGTAGTAGGTCATTTCCTGGATGTTCAACCATCTTTCCGTGATAGTTTCTGACATTGCGAGGGAATAGACTTTCATCTATCTCAATGTCCAACCAGTCTCCATTGTATATTAGCACATTACAGAACTTTTTTCCGTGCATTGCGTCTGGATCGTCAGTCTCGTGAGTACACATTGTAATATAATCATCACATACAAATGATATGTAACCAGTCTCACCTTTAAATTTGATGTAGTTACCTAATTCAAGAGATTTTAGAATGTTACGCATTTCAAGTTGAATAGAGTTTGCAAGTAATATGTTGATGGTCATATTATTCTAAATTCTCAACATACTTTAGATATAACAGATCAGTAATTTCTTCTACAGTATGTAACAACTCGTGCAGTTGTCCTTCATCTATTCTCCCTTCACTATGTGATTGATATGTTTTAGATATGAACATACCAAGAGATTTACGCAAGATGTCTTTGCTCTCGCTATTTAATATTTGTGTCTTGATTCCTAACATCACAGTAAAGGGATAAGAGAGAACTGGTCGTCTGGTAAATTAGGTTGTGTTTCTATATCAAATCCTAGGGTAATTCTATTACCTTCGTACTCTTCATTAACACATACTTTGTGCATTCGTTCCCAACCTGGTCCGAAATAAATGTTACCAACTTCATTATTTATTTCATATAATGGACCTCTACTATCTCTAAATTTTGTTATGCTGTTCTTTGGGTCAATACTTACATATCCGTGATAATCAAACTTATGATCGTGCCAATTTAATACTTCATTTGGTTTGTGCATATTAACCCAACATTGCATCCATAATGGTTCATCAGTTCCTAACGTTGTTCTAACTACTGTCCTTATATCTTGTAGCAATAACCAGAATAGTGGTGATGGTGCAGTCAATGAAAATAGATTATAGAACCGATAACCAGAATAGTTAGCATCCATATTATCTAAGTGCTCTCTATCCTTCTTAACGTGGTCTGTATTGAATAGAGATGGCAGTGCACCGAGTGTTAAACCCTCTTGCTTTAAAGAACTATCAAGACCAGTAAATGTCTCTTTGAAGAGTCTATAACCACGTCCTAGTTGACGTAGCATTTCTTCTTGCTCGTGCTCTACAACTGGTGATCTGTACAATACCCAGTCCTCACCATCTTTAATTTTATAGGTCATTTGTTTGGATTGTAAATGATGTCATTAGCAGTAGGTGGTTGCTCTGCTAGGTTAATGTTGAGTACAGTTCTTTGACTCTTAGTTGGTAGTGTTGATGAATGAAATAGATCACCCTTAAATGCAACTGCTCTACCCTTCTTAGGTGACACTCTAGTCATTTCTGACCATTGATCTCTAATTACCAGATCCACATATCCTTTTGGGTCTTGTGTTCTCTCGTTGTAAATGATAGTGTCACCATCAGTATCATCTATGTAGTATATCACTACCCAACTATTTTGTACATAGCAATCAACGTGGGGTAATTGTACTTGTTGATTTGGATATATTGGTGTGTTGTTGACTCTCATCCTCATCAGACATTCACATTTTAACCTATCTCTAAATGTCAATGCGAGTGGCATAAATGCGTTGCATAGTGGTGACAGTTCACCTCGTTCATCCATTTCATACAAATAATGGAATGCACAATAACCATTACGAGGGTCGTCCATAAATCTATCACTAATTGCGTGATGTTTTATATTCCATAATAATGTGTCATTGCGTGTGCAACTTAATAACCAATCCTGATACGATTCAGGTATCACATCATCCATTACCATATAATCTGGTGATGCTTGAAAGAATGGATTCTCTCTTGTAATAATATTATTGATTCTCATTATGTGTAGTAAGGTGATGAGTTAATCATTGCTTGTTCTTCTTTAATGAAGTCTGCTGCTGACTCCCAAGGCATTGATAACATTGGTCGTCCATCATATTTGTTCTTAGCATATTTTCCATTTGCATCAACATAAGATACGAATGCTTGTATCTGTAACTCACCTGTGTACTTAGGTCTCCAGTGGAAATCTTTATGTCCTCGGAAGATACATATATCTCCTTGATTCATAAGAACTTGATGTGATTTACCCTCCATTTCTAAGTACAAGGGCCAATCAGTATCGTCTCTTGTTATACACACATTAGCAACCCATTCACCACTTGTTCTATCTCTATGTCTTACTAAATTTGTTCCTTTAACATATACTCTGGCATAACTAAATGTTTGATGTAATTGTGTATCTAACACCTGTTCAATCTGTGGTTGTATGTGTTGTCCCATTGCTTCAAAACATACTGGTGAATACATTGCAAATGCACCTGGCATTATAGGATCAGAAGTTGGTCCCGAATACTGTGTTTCGACAACATCCTTAATCATCATATATTCTATTTTTAATTGTTCACAAGTCTCGATTGATAAACCATTACGAATGACATATAATTTGCCATCACATATAGTATCAACCTTCAAATCTTGCGTCATATGATTGGTAGTCATTAATTCCCCTGCCAAAGAATACTAAGGTTAATCGTGCATCATCAGGATTAGAACCAAAGAAGTTCTGTCCTCCGTGATACTTTCTTCCATCAAATAGTATAGCACGATTGTAACGTGCTTGCACCTTGATAGACTCTATAAAATATGAATTACACTCCTCCTTATACTTATCAAAGATACTTACATCACTTGTTCCTTGTGCTTCCATTGCCTTATGAAACTCTTCCTCATATCCTTGCATTTCAGCACCAGCAGGTATGTCATATATTGATGTTCCAGTATCCTCCTTAAGTCCTTCATTCAAATATATAACACCACCAATTCCTAAGTGATCGTCATCTGTGTGTATCCATCCTGAACCTGACTCACCTGTACTAATATGAAATGTAAGATCTGCTATCTCAAATGCACGATAATTTGGTAAGTATTTAATTAACTTTCTACATACTATTTCGTGGAACACAGGATCTAATTTGTGCATTAAATCTGTTCTCTTACCTGGCCAATGACCTCTATTTGGATGATCTGTACACTTATAGAATTTAAGTGTTTGTGCATACGCACGAACTAAACTAGGTGTTTCAAAGAACCTATCAATAATAACTGTTGGGATTACTTCTGCCATAATTTAAAAGGACACTTAGTACTGTTAAATATCAATTTGTGTGTGATTCTAGGGAATAGATTCTTAGTATCTACTCTCTTTTGTGCATCACGTAATTGTTTACTTGTTGGTGTAGATTTAACCATATCATATGTTTGATTATGGTTATGCTCTTGAGAGAATGCTACACGATATATTGGATCTCCTCTTCTAATTATAATAGGTTTAGACTCATCTATAAAGTTAATAGCAAATCCAATAGGACGTGACCAATCAGATAGATTCCACCATCCTTCTACTACCTTAAAGTTATTACCATTACATTGTTTCTGTTCTACCCATACATTCTTTGATCTTGTCCACATTAAGAAGATAGGTATATGTATTTGAAATGTCTGATCCACCTCCCAATTTGGTGGTGGTTGTATTATTTGATGAAACAGATCACCTTCAATATTAGATGTGATGAACTGCTCTTCTCTATTCATTCTTAATTCAATATGCTTAGGTGCCCGTATCACAAATTCCCGTTTCACCTTATGCTGCCAAGCAGGACAAGAATGATATATTGTTTTACTAGGATCAAACGTATCATAATATCTCTCAGGTTCAAACCCAACACCATCTAGTGTCAATGAAGAGTCTAGTGCTCTATCAAGTGACCAGTCTGGTGACTCATATTGTAGATAGTTTATTTGAATGGACATTGTTTAAACATAAGAGTCTTTGCTAAGTTGTTGATGAATCCCTTCACCCTCACTCTCTTATTCATTTGGATTAATAGATCCTCAGATGGCATTGCCTTTTCAAATCTAAAATCTTGATTGAGATTACCCTCTTGAATGAAGTTTATTTTATATAATGGATCACCACGCTTAATGATAACAGGTTTAGTATTGTCAACAATATTCAATCCAAATGATATTGGACGTGTCCAAGATGATAGATTGAACCATCCTTGAACTACTGTGAAATTATTATTAAGTGAAGTGAGTGGATAATCTTTAACCTCTACCCATATATTTTTACAACAAGTCCAACATATTAACATAGGCATACAACATTGTAATGTTGTTATTGGTGCTCTCTTATTTTGTACCTGTACTGTTCTGTTTAACTCTTGAGCATTTAACTGCTTACATATTATTTGTGAATTATCATTGTCAATCTCTAGTGTGATATCTTTAGGTGCATATACTATCCACTCACGTGATGCTTTATGAGTAAATGCAGGACAATCTAAGTATGGTGTTGTCTTAGGCATTTTATCCAGAGTTCTCTCTGGTTCAATGCCAACACCATCTATTGATAGAGGTGAATCTAGTATGTCTGTGACATTTTCAGCACCTTCGTATTGGTAGTAGTTAATCAGTACAGACATAGTTAAAATTAATCACAATTCTATTTGTAGCGTAGGTAGGTGAACTCGATGCGTGCATCTTAGAACCATCAAAAATAATGAGTTTATTTTTCTCTGGTTTAATCTTGTCTGTGATTGTACCATTTTCATCAAAGAAGATAGTTTCACCATCAGAATCATTGACATAATATAGTGCTGTAGTGTGTGGTATATCAAAATCAATATGTGGTCTATTATATCCTGTTTTAGTACTTAAAAGCAACCCTCCCTTAATCCTCAGTAGTTTATGTTTCTTAGGTATAAAGTGTAAGAGCATAGGATATACAAAATCCAAACACTCTGATTCTATTCCCTCTTGTTCATCAAAGAATAGGTGTGCAAATCCTGGTGTACCTCGTTGATGTGGACCTTCATTAGCATATGTTATATCATCTAAAAAATGCCAGTTGAATTTTATTCCTGACATCATCTCGTGAATTCTGTCTGCATATAATTCTGGAAGCAGTTTGTTAATGACCTTCATAATTGATTGATAGATTAATGCGATCTTCATCAGTATTATTTGGTTGTGTTGCGTGCTTCAACCAACCAGGAAATACCAGTATGTCATTTGTTTGAACTGGTATCTCTCTCCATAGATTTTGTTCTGGTACCTGTGGAGAACCAAAGCGATGATACTCTAATGGATCTCTAATTAAAAAGTTCCCTGATCCTCGTGGTGCCTTGAGATAACAAGAGACTACCATAGGACAGGGACTGTGTAAATGCTCTGTGGTTATTCCACCACGCTTGTGGATATTGATCCAAGACTCACGTGGTGCAATGCGACAATCGAAATAACCCCAGTGCTTCCAAATTGGAACCAACTGTTTGTGAATAATATATAAAAACTTCTCTAAGCACTCCCAATTATGGGGTGCATAAGATTCTAGTGATGCTGACGCTGTACTAAATGCGTTGTTGCTCTCTAGTTTTGAATTCTTTTTAACTGTGTCTAATAATGACCCAATATCATATTGTAATGAACCACCTTGTTCATACTCAAAATCATAGTTGAGTCTCCAAACATAATTTGGAATGTACTCAACTGGTTTAGGGTCGTCTGGTGTTATTATTAAACTCATCCATTCTCTCCTTTAACTGCTTGACTCGTTTGGCAGTCTCTTCTCTAACCTTTTTGGATAGACGTTTAAGAGTGGGTGGATGAGTTTCATAGTTAATAAATGAAGACCAGAAATTTGTGTCGTTACTCTTCTTTGACATTAGCGTAAGGTAGCATCTCCTTGAATGTACTGGTAGCAAACTTGTAAGCAACTCTTACTTCATCTGCCATTGAATCATCTAGTTTAGCACGAATAGCACCTTTCAGTTTATCTGGGTCAGTAAACTCATACATTGCTGAAGATCCTGGTACTTTCTTAGCAAGCATCTGTCCACCCATAAGATCACCCATATGACGTGTGTAGATGTGTGCCATCAATCTTTTCTGTCTACTATCTGAACTAGGATCTTTATCAATCTCCAGAATGTACTTAGTAAACTCGTTGGTTGTTTCTAAAGTTGGTGGTATCTCTGATTCCCCACCATACTCTCCCCATAATTCTTGGAAGTCTTTAACTAAACCAGGATATCTATTGATATCTTCTAGTCCTGTTAGTACATCATTCTTTGATGCTGTGTCCTCTAATACATCATACTGTTGGATCTGATTGTATAAGAATATAGCATATGATTTTGGATGTAACTTACCTCCAAACATCATACCTACAAATGGTTGTTCTTCTGCTCTTTTGTGGTGTTCCCACGTTGCTTCTTTGAGTGACATAATTAATCCTTAAGGTCAGGTAATTTCTTTTCAACCCAGTGATCTGAGTTGTCTATTCCTGCTGCTGTTACATATCTCATAATATGTTCATCAATCTGATGATAAACAGGATGCAGGTCTAAATCCATATTAATGTCGTGTGCTATCTGTGATATTTGATCTGCTGAGAAGCAATGATCAGGATGTAATAGATCACAACAAGGGACACGCTTCTCAATTAATTCATTGAGGTTGATACGTATCTCATAATCTCTGTAAACTGACATAGTTAGTAACTAGGTTCTAAATCGTTAGCGGGTTCATTAACCTCAGAATATGTCAAGTCATCCCAATAGGAATGATATAACCTACCCCATATAACTTTAAATTCGTCATCATCAAGGTCTTTGAATAGACAACGATCTTTAAGGTATATGTGGTATGTTGACATTAGTCCTCCGTTTTTTGTCCGATGGTTTCTATTTCTTCATCTTCGGTTGCTAATCCGAATGATGGCATATTAACATCTCCTTCCTCTCCTAGTATATCACGTTTGACCATAAACAGTGCGTCAATAGCACCTTCAAGTCTTGATCTCTGACTGTATGCTTCTGACCTCTTGCTGAAATCAACAGTGGTCACACCATAAGGGTTTAGTTTCTTGTTACTAAACTCTTCATCAAGTTTCTCAATCAGTTTAGATTGTTCTTCCTTTTGTAAGTGGAAGTTCTGTATCAGTTCATCAATAGTCATCTTTTTTTGCCATCAGAGTGATAGTTAATTGCTCTCATTGCTCTTGCTATTTTCCTAGCAACAGTATCTTCAGTTGAATACTCTGCTGCTAATGAATAGTTAAATGAGTTTTCTAAGTCCCAGTCTTTTTGTTCAGCAGGTTCTTGAACAAAATCATACCAATCCTTTTCAATGTGTTCACGTAACACAGGTACAAACTGTGCTAAGGGTGTTCCTGCTTTGACGAGGACTCCATCTTCTCCTGTGTCAATGACTTTCCAGAAGAGTTGGACGTTGACTTGCATTGCAAATCTTGGGTCATACATTCCAGCAACTGCTTCGAATCTAGTTTCATTGTTGTAATACACTGGGAGTTGTAAAAATACAATGTCATCACTAGCACGAACCCTCCAAGGTGTTTCAAGTTTTATAACGTGAGCAAGGGTATCCTCTGGGAACCCTGACTCTTTATCTTCCAATAAAGGAACTGTTTGATCAGGTGGATGATCTCCAATAAAATTGGAGTGTCTCATAAAATTGGTTACCTGTTCATATCTATAAGAGATACCATCATTGTTAGTAAATATCCTGAAGTCCATAGGTGAGGTTACCACCCAACCCATACGTGTGAGTTGTTTTAGACCAGGACAATTAGCAACATTTTGTGTACCCATAAAAGGACACCTTCTACCCTTATGTTCCTTATCTTTCCATTGTCTTTTAATGGATGATGCAGGTATAAGTGGATAGTTCTCTGCTAAACCAGGTTCAAGTGAGAAGAACCTGATCCAAGGTTTCTTCTTACGGAAGATATTCCACATTGTCTTCCCCATAAATGTTTTCAAGTAAGTAATCATAATGAGTCGGACAATCATCTGACTCAACAAATTTTTTCACTCCAGCAATATACTCTTCACGATCTGTCTTTGCTGTCATAATAGCGTGATCACTTTGTTCACCCATTAGATATCTTGTACCTAATTGTAATCCGTGACCTGCTGCTATGTAATTAGCACCACGCATATTAGCATTCAATGGTTCATTGTGATCTAATACAGATCCCATCCTTTCAAAGTTATCATTTACTTTGAGATTACCATCGTGCATCATTTCTATATCCATATAATCATTACGTTGTGTACACCACTTCCAGTATGGATTCTCAGTTCTCATTGACAATGCATAGTGCAGAGCAACAAACTTAGCAAATCCAATTACTTCACGTTGTGCACAATAATTATACCACTGTCTCTCTATATTTGTGATGTATCCTCTTCTTCTATTGAGTATGTCAACCAGTCTAAGGATACTCTCGTGTGTTGTTAATAGTCCTGTTGATTCTAATGGTTCTACAAATCCATATGATAGACCAATAGCAAGACAATTAAGTTCCCACGCTTTCTGTCTATAACCGTGTTGTATATCTAATTCATTTATTTCATACTCACCATCTTCTAGTCCAAACTTATGTTGGATCCAGTTTTTAAACTCTTGCTCTACCTCGTGCTTCATTGCAAATCGTGATGACCAACAATAACCAACACCAATACGATCCCATAATGGAATAGTCCAAGCCCATCCATTACTCATCGCTGTACAATCAGTCACATTGTGCATCATTTCCTTACGTTGTTCTAAATCAAGATAAGGTAAACGTGCTGTTAATGCTTTGTCATTAGCAAGTATATCTTTAAATGGTTCGAATGATACACCCATCAATCCTTCAATAAGTGCACTTCTAAATCCAGTACAATCAATGAATAGATCACCTGTTACTCCTACATTCTTTTTATCTTCTTCTAATCTTACACCTAACTGTTGAATCATTCTATTAGATGCAGCAGGTGATCCACCTTTCTTCACATCTTTAATCATTCCACGTACTTCACCAATTACGTGTGTGAACCTGTCCTTCTCTGCCCAAGGATAACATACTTTCTCTTTAAGGAACTGTCCAAACTTCTCAGCATCTAAATGATATGCTGTATCTGTCTGGAAATTATAGTTGTCCCAGTCCATATATCCTTCAGGAGTCTGAGAACTATCCCATTGCTTATTATTTGATACAAGGGTATCGTTCTCAGGATTATAATACTGAGAGAATGACTTGTTGTCTGGATTATATTCTTCTGGAAATCTCTTCTGTAATTCGAACCAGTCCTCAATATCATTATATGTATTCTTTAGACGATAATTACCAAATGGATATTGGAACTTTGAATCTACCTCTCTAAAATCTGTGAACTGAATACTATTCTTATAGGTTGCATTACAATACTCCATCCAGTCTTTATCTTCAAGACCAAGAGCATCAAGATACTTATTAAAATGTCCCAGTGTTGATTCACCAACCCCTATAGGTGGATGCTTTGCACTCTCTACAAGTACAACATTAATCCAAGGGCATAGTTTTAACAGAGCAGCACAGGTCATCCAACCAGAGGTGCCACCCCCTACAATTACAACGTTATTGACTTGCATAATCTATTTGATACCGTCAGTATTATATAGGACATCATTGTAATAGTCAATGGGTCTTGGCATAAATGATGCGATCTCCTTACCTTCTGTAATCCTCTTCTCTATAGCAGCATCTAAGATGGGTAAGAAGTCACCACCAAACTCTCGATCATAATGTGCTTCCATATCCATAACTTCCTTCCTACCAATAATAGTATAACCTAGACCTGCCATCACAAACTGCATACCAATAAACAAATCATTTAATGTTGTTGGTACATCACGACAGTCAATATTATTTAATGTGTGGAATGGTACTGAAGTTGCAGCATCCCAGTATGGTGTGTCGTCTTTGTATGCT